ACGGGTAAAAAATCGCAGAGCCAGAAAGACGTAGATCAGCAAATTAAGGAAGCCACACAGAAGGTGGCAGCTGATACGAAAATCAGTCTTAAGCTGGACCAGATAGGGTACGACGTAAAATCAATTAAAGAAGACATTAACACGACCAAAAAAGAGGTCCGGGAACTTGACAAAAAAGTAGCCCTTTTGGACGCTTCGATACGTTCCGCGCATAAACGTATGGATAGCGCCGGTATCGGTAGGGCGGACCTTATAGAACATATTGAACATGAGAAAATAGAAAGGAATGAACATCATGGCGAATAAAAAAGTACAGCAGCTTACAGCTGTGGAGAATGAGCAGAATGACAAGAGTAAAATTAACTGGAAAGTCAGAATTAAAAATAAGGCTTTCTGGCTGGCACTTATCCCGGCGGTACTTCTTCTTATCCAGGTTATCGCTTCGGTCTTCGGTTACACCCTTGACCTGGGCGACCTAGGTAATAAGTTACTTTCCGTCGTCGAAGCCCTGTTTATGGTTCTTTCTATTCTTGGTATCGTGGTAGACCCAACTACCGACGGTGTAGGGGATAGCAAACAGGCACTTACTTACACAGAACCGAAAAAATAATTACTGATCTGACGCCGCGCGGGGCGTCTTTTTCTTTTGGAAGAAAGGAACTTTTAACATGAAAAAAGAAAACATTACAGTATTACGAAAAATTCTTTACGCTGTAGAATCCGGCGGCCAGGTCTATGGAAAACAGAACTACGGCGCTTTTGCCGGTGTCGGCGCGAATACAGAAAACGAAAAGGCTATTACGATCGGCGCGGGCCAGTGGTACGCCGAAGAAGCCCGTACACTTCTGCTTAATATCCAGAAGAAGTACCCAAAAGAGTTTAAGAAGCTGGATACGGCCGGTATCGCAGCTGACTTAAATAAAAGCTGGAGAACCTACGGGGTAACGAAGACTTCCGCGAAAGGTAAATGTATTATCACTATCATTACTTCCGCTGGCGGTATCAAGTGCCAGGACGCTTTAATGGAAACACAGATTAAAACGTATGCCGCTTCGATCGAAAAGAAGTATGGAAGCTTAAGCGACGACGCTATGATGGAATGTATTAACATTATCCACCAGGGCGGAAGTGGAGCGCTTACCCGTATCCTGGCAAAGACACAGAAGCCGTATACCGCGAAGACGATCTACGCGGCACTTTGTACCGACCCGGCGGACAAGTCCAATAATAACCAGGTCGGCGACTACGTAACACGTCAGAAAGTCGTGTACAGCTTTATCACGAAATACTGTAACAAGGAAGGGGTTAATACTATGGGATATTCCAGACAGGCTGTAGCTGATCTTGTTAATTCCTGGGTAGGAAAGAACGAAGCAGACGGCAGTTATAAAACAATCATTGAGATTTACAACAGTTATAAGGGGGCTTTCCCGCGCGGTACCAAAATGGACTATAGCTGGCCGTGGTGCGCTTGTACCTGGTCCGCAGCGGCTATTAAGCTGGGTTATACCCCGATTATGCCTATCGAAATTTCTTGCTACTATCTGATCGAAGCAGCTAAGAAAAAAGGTATCTGGATTGAAAACGACGCACACGTACCGAAAGTAGGTGAAGGGGTTCTTTACTACTGGAAAGATGGTATGAACTTCGCTACCACTGACTGTACAGGTGTTCCAGATCATGTAGGTACTGTAACAGAAGTTTACGAAAAAGCTGGTTACTTCGTCGTGACAGAAGGTAACTACAGCAACGCTGTTAAAAAGCGTACCATGTTAATTAACGGTCGCTATATCCGTGGCTTTATCAGTCCGAAGTATACCGACGATACAGTTACACCGGTTACCCCGGCAGCCGGAAAAGACCTTACTACGGTAGCCCGTGAAGTGATCTTAGGCGTATGGGGAAATATGCCGGAACGTAAGACGAAACTGGAAGCCAGCGGTTACAATTTCACTGACGTACAGAACAAGGTAAACGAACTTCTTAACAAGAATGTTCCTACACCTTCTAAACCACAGAATACGGGTGTAACAAAAGTAGTAGCGGGTTCTGGGGCTGCAAGCTTCGACAAGTCCCTTGCTGGTTCCTACGTTACGACAACCGGTTTATATATGCGTCACGGTGCCGGTAAAAATAAACGCGCTATGGTTCTTATTCCAGAGGGTACAAAAGTACAGAACTATGGATACTACACAAGCTATAACGGTACAAAATGGCTGTATATCCAGGTTACGCTTAACGGTGTGCAGTACACAGGCTTTAGCTGTAAGACATATTTAAAGAAACAGTAAGATAGGCGGGCGGTTACTTCGGTAGCCGCCTTCTTTTTTTGTTGTCCGAAAGTATAAAGTTGTCTTATTGACAAATTATAAAACATATCATATACTTGTCTTGTAGACAAAAATATACTTTAAGACAATGAAAGGAAGGTAGCCTATGCAGAATAATAAGACATTCTATAAAAGATGTTCCACAAGGGAACAGGCTGTAGACTTCGCGGAAAAATCCCAGGGAACTATACAGGAAGACGGCTGTACTGTAGCCTTTGACGCGTCCTACAGCATATCTAAGGCGCTGTTTAATGTGAAGTCTGATAAGTACCGCGTATATATCAGAATCCGCCTTGCAAATGGAAACCCACTTACATATATCGTAGCTGCTAAACGTTCAAAGGACGCCTACGATATGGCAAAAAACAGAGTGAAAGAAGGGTGGTTTTAATGCCAGGAAACACAAAGAAGCATAGACGCGGAAATGGGGAAGGTAGCGTATATCAGCGTAAAGATGGAACCTGGGCGGCGGTTCTTACTGTCGGCGTTAAGTTAGACGGTAAGCCAGATCGGAAGTTTTTGTATGGAAAGACCAGGAAAGAAGTAGCGGATAAGCTTAGAGAAGCACAAAATAAGCTTGACGCTGGCGTTATCCCTGGGGGCGACAATGTTCTTTTTAGTACGTGGGTAATGAACTGGTTAGAAGTCGTTATAAAACCCGGTATTAAAGAACGAACCTACATAAATTATAAGGCGTCTATAGAAAAACATATTATACCTGGTATCGGACGATACAAGCTTAAGGACATTACAGACGACGTAATACAAAAATACTTGAACGATCAACAGGAACATGGAAACCTTAAACTTGAAATTAACGACGACACAGGCGAAGCGGCACCGTCCCACGGACCGGTAGCGGCGTCTTCTCTTATCCAACAGCGACGACTTATTATAGCTGCTTTAGAATATGCTGTAGACAAGGGACGTATAAATAGAAACCCTGGAAAAAAGACAAGGCGGCCAAAAAGTAAACCGAAGACAAATAATATACTGACAGACGAAGATATGGAAACACTAGGTATTAAAGGAACGAAGTACCGTTATTATCCGGCGTATATGCTGACACTTACTACAGCTTGCAGACGTGGTGAAATACTTGGCCTTGACTGGCAGCACGTAGATATAGGGATACCCTGGACAACAGTAGACAGGTACTTTCCCTGGGGCGATATAAAGAAGCTTCCTAAGTGGGACACGAAAGCCTTAAAAACACTTCTGGAAGATCATAATATTACACTGGGGGACGGATACTTACGGCTTGTGTATCAGATGGTAGACGACAACGGTACCCCGTTTAGGGACGAACTTAAAACTGATCTGTCCAGGCGTTCCCTTATGATTACCGAAGAAATGGTTCTGCTTCTGATCTTCTGGCGGCTGATACAAAATACAGAAAAAAAGAAAGCCGCAGAAAGAGGGATAGAGTACAACCCGGACAACCTGGTATTCTGTACCAGGAAGGGGACTTACATTTACCCTAGAAACTTTACAAAAATGTGGAGTGAAAACCTTCGATCTATGGGTATCGACCATAAGCGTTTTCACGATCTACGCCATACAGTGGCTACGGTTATGCTGGAAGACGGCGAAGCTATGAATACAGTACAGGAACAGCTAGGACACTACGACGCTGGCTTTACAGCTTCCAGATACGGACACGTTACCGCTAAAATGAGAAACAGCGCAGCTGTAAAGCTTGGCGAACGTCTGGAAAAGGTAAGGAACCCGGAAGCAGAGGACGCAGAAGACGCCAACAGCGTAAAGAATGAAGATACCGTTATTCCTTTCCAGGAAGGACGCAAGCTTAAGTCTGCTGCATGTAAAATTAAATAGTGGACAAAAACGCCGACGCTTATTATAATTGTCTATAAGACAAACGAAAGGGGTGGAAACAGTGATAGGCAAGAACATACAATTTTACCGTGATCTTCGCGAAATGAAGGGGAAAGACCTGGCCGCGAAGGTAGGGTGTTCCGTCGGCGCTTTGTCCCATATAGAGAAAGGAAGCAGACAGCCCAGCGTAGATATGCTATATAAAATAGCTGACGCGCTGGACGTTTCGGTTATAAACCTGGTACTTGACGAAAAGGAAATAAATAGATTTTACTATGACGACGCTGTTAAGGCGTTCCACCCAGGAAGCGAACAGCTTAACCGTGTCCTGGATATTCTGAAAAAGGATAACGCCGCCTGGTCGGACGCGAAACGTATAGCGATCGTAAACTTAGACGACGTGTAGCAAACTGTAGTAAAAATGTAGTAAAAGGAGATTTTAAACAATGAAAAATGCTTATAATACCAGTGCTTACGGGTCCTTCGCTTACGTCTACGACATTTTCATGGATAATGTAATATAGCCATTTTAAAAGCCCGGAAACATAGCGTTTCTGGGCTTTTTCTCTGTATTCTGTAAATGTTCCGTTGTCCTCTGTTATCCTCTGTTTACCCCTGTTTTCCGCGGCTTTGTAGTAGAAACTGTAGTAAAATTCGTAGTAGAAAATCAGTAAGAAACTACAGCATAAAAGACCCTTATTATATACATATAATAACTATATATACATAACTATATAATAAATAAAATATATAATAAAGATTAGTATATATAATATAAAGTGTATCTATTTTTCTTTTAGGGGGTATTGTTTTTTAACTCATTTTCTTATTCATTTTATGAGTGGGTTTTCTATACCCCCTTCTTTAAGTTCTTTAAAAATTTTTCGACCTTCCTTACTGCTGTAGGTCTTTTTCTTTATCCTCTGTTTACCTCTGTTATCCTTGGTTATCCGAAGTAAGCTAGTTTATAGCGTTGTCCTCTGTTA